GGATTTGCTCTATATGTGGGAATTTGTTACTAAAAAAGGTGCTTGGATCACAATAGAAGAAGAATTTAGAGAATTGGTAGAGGAGTCCGCTCCAGATCTACCAGAAAAGATACAAGGAGAAGCTAATTTATTCAAATTAATTGAAGAAAACGAAGCTTTGTGTGCTTTCTTGATCGATTATTTCAAAACAAACATAGCCGAACTAGTGTAAAGGCTATCTAACCCTCAGTAGGGGTTGATTTAAGTTATGGAAATACTAAAAAATAATAAGATTAAAGTGGGACTTGTTGTCGCAGCTATTGCAGCTTTCTTCATTTTTGGAGGCAATAAAGCAGAGGCACAGGAACTAGAACAAACGGTAAAGTCTTGGGACATTGACGTAGAAGTAGGTAACTACGAAAAACGTATCGATGGCGGACTTTACGGATCTGCGGACGTTGATTATGTTAAAGCGTCCTCAGAGCTAGGAGTAATTGGTGGCTTATCACTTGTTGGTTCAACCGAGCAAGTAAAAGCTGATGAAGAGGAGTTGTATGGTACTATTGGTACTGTTCTTTCTACTTTTATTGGTGATATCGGCACAGAACTATATATTACTTCTATTGATGATGTAAATGCTTATGAACTAGTTAGTTCTTATGCGGTAAACTTGTTTGGTATTGATTCAATCGTTTCTCTAACAACAGAAGAAGGTGGTCAATATACAGCAGATATCGCAGTAGGAACAGATTTAGATCTTACTGAGCATTTTGTTGTCGCAGTTGGATTAGAATATGGTCAGTCATTTGAATATGCTGTAGACTATGAATATACTTTAGCTACAGTGGGTATTCAAACAACCCTAGATCATCTAACAGTGTTTTGTAATGTAAATTATTTAAACAATGATTTAACTACAACTCAAGGTACTGATGGAGAATGGGAAAGAACTGCTGATTTTGGTTTAGCGCTTAATTTTTAATTTGAAAATCAAACAGCCCTCCCTATAATAAGGGGAGGGCTTTTTTATGAATTTTATAACTTTATACGGCAAAGAAAAACCTGTCAGAAATGCACACAGGTACAAAATTAAATGGAATGGCAAATGCAGAAGTAAATTCCAACGTACAGTAAGATCTTATTTGTACAAACATTGGCGCTATGATGCCGTATATGAGGAGTTTAAGGTGGCGGGTACACAACTTACCCTAGACTTTTACAACCACACTAAAAAGATAGCTATAGAGGTGCAGGGAGCGCAACATCTTAAATTTGTAAAGCATTTTCACAAAACCAGAGCCAATTTTGTACGTCAAATACGTAGAGACAACAAAAAAATGGAGTTTTGTGAACTAAATGAGATCAAATTGATAGAAGTTCACCCAGATGATGAATTATCCGAAGACTATTTCTATAGAATTTGAACAGCAGTGTAAATCTATAGAATGAGTAAGCCAAAATTTAAAAAATTTAATGTTCCAGAGAGGCTTTTAGAGCAGTTATATGAATTAAGTGGCAGGTCGAATGCCTATAAAGGCTTTATTATAGCCTATTCAACAGAAAACGGTGAACCCCTAATACACACCAAATGCGACACACAAGTTACCGAATATGGACTTAAGAGAGCTTTAGAGACATTTTTGACAAGTGGTGCAGAAGAGCCTTTTGAAGTAGAAGATTCAGAAAATACTTGACTTTTTAATTTTTTTGCACAATATTAGGTGCATATGATTTATAGTTACGAGATCGAAAAGCAAGTTCTAGCTGCTTTTTTACAAAAACCTAACACATTTGTTAATTATCTAAATATCCTAAGCGAGAAGGATTTCTACGACAAAAACTCTTTGTTACATAAAACCCTTTTTCTTATACTGAAAAAGTCTTTAGAGAAAAACGAAAGTATTGATGAAATAGTTATAGTCCAAAGAATCAAAGACTTGGGCATAAAGTTTGAAGAGGACATCAACATACTTGACTATGTTAGATCTCTATCAATGCGTAAAATACACTCTGATGATAAGATAGAAACATCAATCAAAGAGCTTAAAAAATATAGTGTACGCAGAGAGATTTTCGCCACTGGAAACAAGATAGCTGATCATATGAAAAATGTCAGCACAGATGTTTCTTATCTAGAAATTATAGAACTAGCAGACCAACTCTATAACGAAAAGATAAATTTATTTGAAGTTGGGGACGATGTGCCTCAAAATATTTATGATGAGATGGAAGAGTTCATCGAAGAGCGTGGCAACAATCCAGTAGAAGAATTTGGCATGATGGGTCCGCATCAAAAAGTTAATGACATATATGGTTCATTATTAAGACCTGGCAACATTACAGTTATTGTCGCTCGTTCTGGTGTTGGTAAAACTCAATTTTGTATGGACTATGCTACCAAGGTTGCACTTAAATATGATGTTCCAGTTCTGCACTTTGATAACGGAGAGATGAGTAAAGAAGAATTAATTATTAGACAATGTGCCGCTTTGTCTGGTGTCCCTTCTCATCTGTTAGAAAGTGGTAAATGGAGACAAGCTGGCGAAGACGTTGTTAATAAAGTTCGTTCTGTTTGGGCTAAGATTAAAACACTAAAGTTTTATTATTACAACGTTGGTGGTATGGATGTTGATTCAATGATAAACACATTGAAAAGATTCTATTACTCTAGAGTTGGTCGTGGTAATAGAATGATTTTCTCTTTTGATTATATTAAAACATCTTCCGACAAAACATCTGGCAATAAGTCAGAGTGGCAAATGGTTGGAGAGATGGTAGATAAATTTAAAAAATGTATACAAAAAGAGGTCTTGGAAGATGGCTTGCCAGTTATACCAATGATTACATCAGTTCAATCTAATCGTAGTGGTATTACCAATAATCGTAATGCACAAAACATTATTGATGATGAATCTATTGTATCATTATCGGATAGAATTACCCAGTTCTGTTCTCATATGTTTATTCTAAGACAAAAGACCACAGATGAGGTTGCTGATGATGGTTCTTCTTTTGGTACACATAAATTAATTAACGTAAAAGCTAGACATCTTGGCAAAGATATTGCGGGTGCTTGTGAACCAGTACAAGTTGATGACAATCTTCGTAGGAATTTCATCAATCTACAATTTAGAAACTTTAACATTACAGAGTGTGGCGACCTAAGAGACATTGTTGCTTTTAGAAACACTGGTGGTGACTTAATCAACACACAATCTGATTTACCTTCATTTGATGACCTATAAAGAAGCATTAGAAGACTTGGGTTACACACTTCAAGATTGTGGTTCACATTGGAGAAGTAACGCTATTTATAGGAGTGGAAAAAACAAAACTGCTCTTATAATATACAAAGACACTGGTGTTTGGAAAGATTTTGGCGCAGATAATGAAGCCAAACCCTTTACTGCGTTAGTTAGAGAAACATTAAAAACAGAAGATCCAAAGGCGATTCAAAAGTATGTAGATTACATACCTAGATCACCAGACTTAGCTAAAAAAGTAGAAGAAAAAATAGAAATGGAAAAAATATACCCAAAATCTTCTTTAGAAAAACTTTTGCCGATTAGAACTTTTTACAATCAAAGGGGTATCTCAAACGAAACACAAAAAATATTTCAATGTGGTTACGCTGGTAACGGTAAAATGTACAGACGTATAGTTTTTCCTATTTATGATTTAAATAATCAAATACATGGATTTTCTGGCAGGACTGTTATAGATGGCGAAAACATACCCAAATGGAAACACATGGGTCGTAAAACAGATTGGATTTACCCACATCATCTTGCGCACGATAATATAGAAAAATCTGGTGAAGTTATTTTAGTAGAAAGTATTGGCGACTGCATGGCTTTGTATGAAGCTGGTTTCAAAAATGTTTTAATGTTAGCTGGCTTAGATATTTCGTCTAAAGTTTTATCGTATCTCAATAGTTTTAATTTAGATAGAATAATTGTAGCAATGAATAACGACAAAGATAAAGAAACCAACTCTGGTGGTATAGCTACAATCAAAACCGTTGCTAAATTATCCCAAATATATGACCTTAGTCAAATATGCGTTAACCCACCACTTGCAAATGATTTTGGCGACATGCTTGAATCTAATATTAATATGTTTGAAGAGTGGTATACTAGAAAATGCAAATGGAATTTAGCAGACAAAAAAACACAAGACTGGATTATAGAACAAATAAAATCAAAAGACAATTTACGAAAAAACGGTAACTGCAAAAAACTAATGAAAATTATCAATGGAAGTTAAATTATCAGCAAGCCGTATAAAAACTGCGCAATCTTGTAGTTGGTTATATTGGTCTAAATACAAACTCAAGTTACCAGAAAAAGGTAACGACGGAGCTAGACGTGGTTCTATATGTCACAATGTTTTCGAACATTTATCCAAACAAAAAACCAAAACTCAATACAATAAAATTGTTAAAGCAAAAGACCCTTTTGCAGTTAAGGTTGTGAAAGATCAAATACTATCTGAAGCGAAAGAGATGGGTGTTGATGATGACGACAACATGGACTTAATTAAACAAATGATTCTCAACGGTTTAAGTTGCAACTTTCACGGAGAAGAATTAGGTATACCAGATGAGGCTTATGCAGAGTTAGATTTTGATATAGAAAAAAACGGATACAACATTAGAGGTTTTATTGACCAGTTGTTTTTATACAAAGATAAAAAAATAGCACTGATTAGAGATTACAAAACATCTAAAAAAATATTTAGTGGAAAAGAAAAAGAAGATAACCTACAAGATTACATTTATTGTTTGGCTGTTAAACATTTGTTTCCAGAATATGTAAATAGAAATGCTGAATTTTTATTTTTAAAATTTAATTTAAAAAAAGAAGGCTTGTTAAAAATGACACCTTTAGATGAAGATGATTTAGAAGGTTTTGAAATGCAGTTAGCAAACATACAAGACTATCTAGAAAATTTTACAGAGTCCACAGCCAAAAGTAATTTTGCATATGATAAGGGCTTTCCAGATGATAATACTTTTAGTGGTAGACTGCAATGTGGTTTTGCTGAGAAAAAAGGTCAACTAAAAAAAGATGGTTCTCTTATGTGGCATTGTCCATTTAAATTTGATTTCTTTTATGTAGAGATATTAGATGCAGATGGAGAGCACATTCTTTCCTGCTTTCAAGAAGACTTTGATAAGAGTATGGTGCCAGAAGGTGGTTCACATTCAATAAAATATTACGAAGGTTGTCCAAAACACTTGACAAATTAAAATTATCACCTATAGTGGTAATATGATTCCATTATTTAAGACACATTCATCTATAGGCAAAAGTATTTTACGAATAGATGACGTACACGAGTTGACAAAAGACTTCGAAGAGGTTCACTTTGTTGAAGACAGTATGACAGGTTTCCCAGAAGCCTTTAGAAAGTTTGAAGATAGATTACGTTTTGGTTTGCGTTTTTCTATGTACAACGACGACCATAGCGAAGAATCAGAAAGTAAAATGATTGCTTTTGCAAATGGTGATGCTGGTGCAAAAGAATTGTACAGCCTTTACACTCAACAATCGGACACTAAGATCACAAGGCCTTGGGATTCTACAAAAAATTTGCAGTATGTTGTACCCTTTTACGATTCTTTCTTACATAAAAACCTAACAACCTTTTCTAATTGTGTTGTTGATTTACCTCGCGATATACCTTTTATTATAGAAGATAATAATCTTCCTTTTGA